CCGGCAGTACCAGACGCCCAGCAAGGCATGTTAAACATCTTCATAACAGCCAGGGCAGTCTCGACGCCTTCAGCAATTGCCATCTCTGGATAGACTTCGGTCAGCTTGATTGCGCTGCCAGCCAGTTCTCCGCACTTCGGGAATATCTTTTTCGGAGCCAGAACATTGGCTTTCTTGCCGTCTGGCGTCAGATACGTTGCATGGATGGTGACGGCTTTGTCGCCCTGGTAGAACTTTGTCAGCATTGCTGGATATTTGCCCAGCTCACCGCCGTCCTGGTAATACGAAAGCGCGGGATGGAAAAAGATATGGTTCGACATTGGCAAGCCGCGATTGCGCAGATAAAGCCGCACAGCGCTGATTTCCGCAGCCACATCGCAACCCTGCATGATTCGATTCAATCTTTGCCGATTGCGCTCCATATCATCAACTGGCTTTGATTGGCTTTTAGCTATCCCGCCAACCATGTTGAAGATCTTCTTCGCCACTGCGCTCGCACTTTCGCCAGTCAGCCTCTGGGCCAGAAGCCATCCATCACCAGCGCCGCAGCTGTTGCAGTAGTAAGTGCCATCGCCGTTTTTATCGTCCCAGCGATAACGATCCTTGCCGCCGCACATCGGGCAGGGGCCATGCTGGTTTTTCAGGAATTGTTCTTCGACGCCCAGAGTTCTGAGTATGCCAGCCCACCGACCTCGGGCTTTGTCCATGACATCACTCATTGTAATCCCACTGCGCGTTTTTGATATCTGAGTATTTATGAATAAATGCCCCGATATCCAATTTCCAAACGGCAGCGATTTTTATCGCAATCGACAACTTCACATCTTTGGCACGAATCCATCTGGCAACTGATTGTGGTCGGACGCCCAGTTCCCTTGCGATGTCAGCCTGGCGCACAAACGTGCGCTCCTGCGCATTGCGAACGCATTGGCCAAAATCTATAATGTCGGTGTTCATAGTTGTTTGTCCTCTCATATCCATGTGAGATTTCGGCCCGCCGTAAAAAGCGGGCCTTTTTTTTGTTAATTAAAATGGAATATCACCAAATCCTTCACGATCATCAGCTTTTTTGGTTGTTTTTGCAACCGATTCTGTTGATCCTTTGGAATCGAGCATCTGCATCTCATTGGCGACGATTTCGGTCGTATATTTCTTGACGCCATCCTGCTCCCACGACCGGGTTTGCAGCTTGCCCTCGACATACAGTTTCGTGCCTTTCTTGACGTACATTCCGACAATCTCGGCCAGCTTCCCAAAGAAAACGACACGATGCCATTCGGTTTTTTCCTGCTTCTCTCCAGTGTTTTTATCCTTCCAGCTTTCACTGGTCGCAACGCTAACATTCGCCACCGGCTTGTCGGTTCCCCGCATTTCGGGATCTTGACCAACATTGCCCACCAAAATCACTTTATTTACTCCAGCCATTATTTGTCCTTCCTTTTGTATTTTTCGGTTAATTCTTCAACTTCTTCCAACATCTCAGCAACATATTGAGCCAGGGACGATATGAATTTTTCATCCCGATAGACGCGAACTTTCAATGGCTCGAAATCCTTGTGATACGAAAAGAAATCGCACCATTCGCGTTCAGTCACCCACAGCTGGCCCATCACTTGCTGCTTATAGATTCCAGGGAGAACTCCATCGCGCAAATATCCGATGTGAATATCAGCTTCATACGGGCATTTGATCTCCAGAAGCCCATCATCGCCGATCAATCCGTCTGGGCTTGCGCCCGCATCAAGATCGTCGTGCAAGCATAAGCCAATCTCAAAAACCTCTGTGTCATACAGAAATTCGTAATACTTCCTCGCAATTGGCTCATTCTCTTTGCCGTGCCGAGTCGCCGGAGTATCTGGTGTGAACTTCCAGCGACCAGTGCCACGCTCGCCGACCAGTTGATTGATGTACTTCTCAATCGCTTTGGCTTTCTGGCCCGTTTTTTCGGTGATGATCCGGCTGAAACTGCTGGCGGTCGGAATCCCGCACCGCGCAGCAAACCAGCCCGGAGAGCCCTGTTCATGCTCACTCACTCTCATTTTTTGTTTCCTTTATTTGCTCTTGCGTTTCTTCTTTTACTTTTCTTTGCAGTTTTTCGCACATGGCACTGTAGGCATAATCGAAATCTTTGTATTTCAAATCTGCCAATTCTTCAATTCCAAGCCATTCGCAAAATTTGCCTATATCAGCGCCAGCCAATTCAGCATGGCCCATCAGATCATCATATTGATGCTTTGTTATATATCCCGCATTTGCATCCGATTCTGGATCGACTTCATCGCTTTGCGGCAAATCCTCGCCCGCATAGATGTAATGCCCCAGACCAAACAGCGCAAAGCACTTGGTCAAGCAGCGCATTCTTGTCGTATTGATCTGGAAAGCATTTGGATTGGCGACCGGCTTGTTTCTGTTGTCCATGACCGGAAGCCACATTTTGCGAGTCATATCGCCAATTGTGACGATCACATTCACCAGAATCGTGCCATCCTGCTGAACTTCATCATCAGCAATATAGAACTGCATTTCTGGATAATTATCCATCATGATGCCGTATGCCCAAGCCCAAGACAGATACGTCAAGTTGCCTTTCTTTTCGATATGCTTGGAGCAGTCAATCTTAGATAAAGTATCCCAGATAAATGCGGGAGTTATAGAGACGTCTGATTCAAGCGCTTCCTGCTGCGCTTTTTCAAACAAGTCCTGGCGTTTTTGCTGAAGCTGAACAACTTCTTCCAATTGATCTGGATTCATTATTTGCTACCTTTTTGAACGCGGCAAAATTACCGCAGCACAGAGAATACCCCGTTCAGTTCATAAAAGCCAACAAAAAATGGTATTAATATGACCAGATGTGCGGTCGTGGAGCGCCGAATTCAAAGTCTCCGGCTATATCAAGATGGATGAATCGGCCGCTGCCCCGCTGGTTGACGCCGATCCCGGTGAATACGCCCATGTTCTGAGCGTTTCTAAGCACCGCCAGGGCTTTATCTCCGCTGACTGATATGTCGGCAGCGACCCCGCCAGAATGCGTCCCTGGAGCCTTCTTGCGGCGTTCTACGGGATGCAGCTGGCAGCGGTAGCCGGAAGTGATGATAAACGGGAATCCGCAGATGTAGCGCAGGGCTTCCAGTGCTTCAAGAAAGGTTTCAGACATTTCACTGCCGTCTGAGTCGCATTCCCCGCACTGGCAAGCGAATTCCCGCAGATTGAAGTATTTCATTCAGGCTTGTTGATGAACTTGGAAACAGCGCCCTCGATCTGCTCATCAATGAAGCCATCAACAGCTTCTATTGCTTCGTCAGCGATCTCAGCGTATTTCGCAGCCATGAGAATGGCAGTTTTGACAGCCTCGAACTTCTCTTTTCCATGACCGCCCTCTGGCAGCTGCTCTTCAGCGTTCAGAACCAGAGTTTTCAGTGAAGTGACGATAAAAACGACGAATCGACCGATTTCAAATGCGAGTTTAAGTTTTCCCACGTTGTTTGCTCCTCTTTGCTTTGGCTTTACGGGCTACCGACAGAGCGATTGCTGTCGCTTGTTTCCGCGACTTTCCTGCTCTGATTTCGCGCCGGATGTTTTCAGAAATAGACTTCTCACTATATCCCTGAATCAATGGCATTATTCACGCCCCCAGGGATTTTTCAATACTACTGCTTCGACAAATATTGAGACTTCGTTCGATCCGCTGCTTGATTTGATATCGAATTCAAAGTCCGTGCATTCGTTGATTCGGAATGGAACCTGGCGATTATAACTGCTTTGAGTTGTGGCAGATGTTGCTCTGGCCGTATTTATCAGCAAACCCTCTTTTGAAATAGTTTTGTTTCTGAGCGTCAAATATTTGTTTTGGTTCGCTGTCGCAGAATTCAGATCAATTCGGAATATATACAAAGAATGATCAGCCGGGACAGTATAAACGCACATCTGCGAGATACCTTCGCCCGCCGCGATGTATCCATAGGTCGTTGCGCCATTCTTGACCGAGATATTACCTGCATGAGTTCCGTCCAGGTTGATCGCTTGGTTGATCCGCAGGAATTCTTGAGATCCAGCGACCGGAGTCGTGGCATCAGTCCCATCAGTTGTGATGATCTCGGTCACTTCATCATAGAACTCATCAAGCCCAGTGATCTTGATACGCTTTCCAGTGTCACCAGATGCTGAACTGGATACAGACATCACGACCGCAGAGCTTGGTCTAGCGTAAAGCCCGCCAAAGTTCCAAATCGTTTCATAGTCAG